AAGAAATCCGCCAAAGCTTCTGACTACCACCAAGTAGATGTGATACCTGTATCAGATCCTAACGCTGCAACAATGGCACAAAAGATCGTTCAATACCAGGCGGTTCTTCAGTTAGCCCAAAGCGCCCCACAACTCTATGATTTACCACTACTTCACAGGCAAATGATTGAGGTATTGGGAATTAAAAACGCGGCGAAGTTAGTACCCACAGAAGATGATGAGGTTCCAACCGATCCCGTTCAGGAAAACCAAAACCTACTCACAGGAAAACCTGTTAAAGCCTTTGTTGAACAAAACCATCAGGCACATATTCAGGTGCATATGGCGGCAATCCAAAATCCTCAAATCCAACAACTTATGCAGATGAATCCTGCTGCCCCGCAAATCATGGCGGCGGCAATGGCTCACATCAATGAGCACGTAGCAATGGAGATGAGGGTACAGATTGAACAGTCTATGGGAATGTCTCTTCCAGGAGAAGAAGCCAACAAGACGATGTCACCAGAGATGGCTGATCAGATTGCGGTTAAGGCTGCTCAAGCTGCCCAGCAAATCACTCAGCAACACCAACAACAGGCTCAGGCTCAACAAGCCCAGCAACAAATGCAAGACCCAATTGTTCAAATGCAACAGCAAGAACTTCAACTCAAGCAACAAGATCTACAGCTCAAAGCCCAAAAACAACAAATTGAGGCGGCGGCTAAAGCAGATCAACTCAACATTGAAAAAATGCGTATTGAGGCACAAAAAGAAATTGCGGGAATGCAAGTTGCTGCAACTGCCCAGGCGGCAAGAGATAAGTTAGAGAAATCTCAAAGATTAGAAGGCGCAAGACTTGGTATTGACATTAGCAAACACAAAGAGCAAATGATCAACCAAAGAATGCAAATAATGTCTAACAAAGAACCTAAGGCTAAGAAATGAGTGATGTTACTTCCTACATCCTAGACAAAATCAAAGAACTCAAAAGAGATCAAGAAATTCACTTGTCAGGAGGTGGTGCAAAAGATCATGCTGAGTATCGGCATGTCTGCGGTGTTATTCGAGGTCTAACACATGCGGAAACTTTAGTCAAAGACCTTGCAAATCGTTTGGAGCATGAAGAATGAATTTTGATGTAAACGCTGTGGATTTATCGGGAATCCTTAACAAAAAGGAAGAAGAAAAAGCCAAACAGTTGCCAGATCCAAAAACCTATCACATATTGACTGTCGTCCCTGAGGCGATGGAGCAGTTTCAAGATAGCGAAAGTGGAATTATTAAAGCATCTCAAACCGTGCATTTCGAAGAAGTTCTGACACCAGTTCTTTTTGTTGTAAAGCTCGGTCCTGATTGCTACAAAGATACGACCAGATTCCCATCAGGTCCTTCTTGCAAGGAAGGTGATTTCATCATCGTCCGCCCCAATTCAGGCACTCGCCTGAAAATTCACGGCAGAGAATTCAGAATCATCAACGATGACTCTATTGAAGCTGTTGTAGAAGACCCACGCGGAATAACCCGCGCTGCATAACCCTTAAGGAGCAAATATGGCTGAATTTAAAGGCGAAGAATTTAAGTTCCCTGATGAGGTTGAAAAAGACCCACAAATGGAACTTGATATTGAGATAGAAGACGATACACCTGAGGAGGACAGGGGCAGAAAGCCCATGCCAACCGCCCCAGAAGACCCAACAGATGATGAGCTTGCCTCATACGATGACAAGGTCAAAAACAGAATTAAGAAGTTCTCCAAAGGCTACCACGATGAACGCCGGGCTAAAGAAGAAGCACTGCGTGAACGCGAGGCTGCGGAGGAGTTTGCAAGAAAGATGTATGAAGAGAATAAAGCCCTTCAACAACGTCTACAAGACGGAAGTAAAGTCTTCATAGACACCAGCAAATCGGCGGCACAAATCGAACTTGAGGCGGCTAAAAAACGTCTTAAAGAAGCGTTTGAGGCTGGAGATTCAGATGCACTCGTAGAGGCTCAAGACTCAGTTGCTAAGGCAAACTTGAAGCTACATAACGTAGAAAACATGCGTCCTGTAGAGCAATACCAGACACCCGAGCCTCCACAGCGCCCCCAAGCCAACATGACCCCAAGAACCCAAAGATGGGTTCAAGAAAACTCAGAGTGGTTTGGAAAAGACGAAGAAATGACCATGATGGCAATGGGACTTGACAAGAGACTTGCCAAAGAGTATGGTTCAGGTTATATCGGTTCTGAAGAGTACTTTAGGACTATAGATAATACAATGCGAAAGCGTTTCCCTGAGAAATTCAGGAGCACAGAGGAAGACGACTCTTCAACGTCTAATCCGGTATATGAGGAAAGTCCTCCACGCCGCGCACCAAACCCAGTTGTGGCTCCAGCAAGCCGCAGCACTCCGCCTAGCCGCGTAAAACTAAAAGCATCTCAAGCCGCCATTGCGCGAAGACTTGGTGTGCCGTTAGAACTATATGCAAAGCAGGTTGCTCAACTAAATAGAGGTGAATAATATGACTGATAACCGTAAACCCCGTGAATTAGAGACTCGTGACGTGTATGAAAGACCAACGGAATGGAGACCGCCAGAGACTCTTCCAAGCCCGAACGAAAGACCAGGTTGGAAACATAGATGGATGCGAATCAGCATATTAGGTACGGTTGATCCGTCCAACATTTCTTCTAAGTTGCGTGAAGGATATGAGCCGTGTAAACAGGCGGATTATCCTGAAATGATGATGCACGCGTCCACTGAAGGCAGATTTAAAGGCTGTATTGAAGTGGGTGGATTGATTTTGACTCGTATTCCTGAAGAATTTTTAAAGCAGCGTGATGATTATTACGCAAGGCAAAACAAGGCTCAGATGGAATCTGTAGACAACAATTTCATGCGCCAACAAGATTCTCGGATGCCAACTCTGTTCGCAGATAGGAAATCTGAAGTCCAATTTGGCAAAGGTTCATAAATTTTTTGGAGTTTTTAAATGGCATATCCTACCGTCTCAGCCCCATACGGGCTAAAGCCGATCAATTTGATTGGCGGACAGGTATTTTCTGGTTCCACTAGAAACCTACCTATCCAATACGGTTACGCAACAAGCATGTTTTATGGTGACCTCGTGTACCAGACAAACGGCTTTGCAAACCGTACAACCTTGACATCTAACAGCTTTGCTTCTGGCAAAATCCCTGTTGGCGTGTTCTTGGGATGTTCTTACACCAACCCAACAACCAAGCAAAAACTGTTCAGCCAATACTGGCCCGGCGGTACACTTGCTGGTGATGCAGTAGCAATCGTTGCTGATGATCCTGACACAATCTTTAAGATTGCTGTTGTTTCTTCTGGTACAACTATCGCTTCAGCTAACCAGGAAATGGTTGGTTACAACTTGCAACTCGTTGACAACACAGGAAGCACAGCTACAGGTAACTCTGCAATTGCTGCTCTTGGTTTGACAGCGTCACCTGCAACAACCAGCTCATTCCCACTACGTGTTATTGACGTGGTTCGTGATACAGCTTACAGCTATTCAGCAACTGGATCTTCAAGTTCTACTACTATTACCATGACAACCGGACCTAACGGATCTGTATTGGCTGGTGCAGATGTATCTTACTTGGCTTCTGGCGTTGTTGTTCAGACTGGTTCTTTTGTAACTTCAGCAATTGCTTCAGGTGCTACATCTGGAACATTAAACGCTGCTGTTGCAGTTCCCGGAAGCATCACTGCTATTCCATCCGCATCAACCATTGCATTTACTATGTATCCTGAAGTATTGGTGAAAATCAACTTCGGTCAGCACATGTATTATGCAGCTACCGCTAACGCCTAAGGAGTAATTTAAATGGCTATTTCACGCGCACAATTGCTCAAAGAGCTACTCCCAGGACTGAACGCATTGTTCGGATTAGAATATGCACGCTACGGCGAAGAGCATAAAGAAATCTACGAAACAGAGACATCTGAGCGTTCATTTGAAGAGGAAACAAAACTGTCTGGCTTCTCAGCAGCACCAGTCAAAAACGAAGGCTCCGCTATCGCTTATGACAATGCTCAAGAGGCATGGACAACCCGCTATAACCACGAAACCATTGCTCTTGGTTTCTCAATCACTGAAGAAGCGATTGAAGATAACTTGTACGACAGCTTGTCTGCTCGTTACACAAAGGGCTTGGCTCGTGCGATGGCATATACCAAGCAAGTTAAAGCCGCTGCTCCTTTGAACAACGGTTTCTCTGGCGCTTATGTTGGTGGTGATGGCGTTTCCCTCTTCTCTACTGCTCACCCATTGGTGAACGGCGGTACAAACGCAAACACAACATCTACTCCTGCTGACTTGAACGAAACAGCTCTTGAAAACGCTGTTATTCAGATCGCTGCATGGACAGATGAGCGCGGTTTGTTGATTGCTGCCAAGCCTAAGAAGTTGATTGTTCCACCAGCATTACAGTTCGTTGCAACCCGTTTGCTCGAAACTAAATTGCGTGTTGGTACAAATAACAACGATATTAGCGCAATTGAGAACAATGGTACTGTGTCCGAAGGGTACACAATTAACCACTTCTTGACTGCAACTAATGCGTGGTTCTTAACAACAGACGTACCTAACGGTCTCAAGCATTTCGTTCGTACACCGCTGCAAAACAGCATGGACGGCGACTTTGACACTGGTAACGTCCGTTACAAGGCTCGTGAGCGTTATAGTTTCGGTTGGTCCGATCCACTCGGAATCTACGGTAACTATTAATTTAGTACCAAAAAAGTGGCCCTTCGGGGCCATTTTTTTTGTTTAAACGCTTGACAAATCGTGTAAACAGTGTATATTACATTCATCTGGGAGTTCAACCTTGTTGCCACTGGCCCAGCAGACGATGCAACGATTAACAAGGTATCTTTTGCATAAGGACATTTGTCATGGCACGTTCCACGTTCTCCGGCCCAATTCTCTCTGGGCAAAATCGTTTTGGCCCAATTCGTGATATAGGTTATACAGACCTCGTTCAGACGGCTTTGTTAGATTTTTCAGTAACATCACCTGGCGCTAACTATGGCGGCGGATCAGGTCAGTTTGTTGCTTCTAATAACATCCCCAACAGTAACGCTGTTATCTATACACCTCAGTCTGGCGTATTTAGCAATAGCGGTCCTACCAAAGCTTCTGCACCTACAGCAGATGCAACCAACCTGGTATACCGTGGTGTCGTATTTTATGTGCCTTATAGCTGCAATATCACAGACGTTATTTT